TGAGATAATAAAAGATATTATGTATGGAGTCAAAGACAATATAAGAGATAGAATGAACAATATATTAAGCTCTACAAAAGATTTATATAATTATTTAGTTTGTATGTGTGAGAAATATAATTTGAAGGATTATGATATAGTTTGGGAAATTTTAAAAGATGATATTTTAGATGTAATACCTTATGGAGAAAAAATTACTTTAGAAGAAGATGAAAACGGGTTTGAATATCTTGGTAAAAAATATTTAATTAGAGAGGATTGATAGTGTGATAATTTTTAGAGAAGATTTATATGGGATGGATATCTTAGTTAAAAAGAAATATAGAACGAAAAAGAACAGAGGATTAGAGAGATGTGTTCTTGTAAGATATATGAATAACAACGGATACAGCAAAGAGGAAATAATATCTTCTCTAAAAAAAATGTCACATAGTGAGAATCCTTATTTATCTAAAGAAAACAGAGAAAAAATATTTAATAAAATTTATGATAAGGCATTAAATTATGAATATATTAAAGAAAAGGAAGTCACTATTTATAAAGATGAAATAAATAAGATTTTAGAAGTACAAGATAAAAATGCTCGTAATTTACTTTTTATAAATTTAGTTTATTATAAATGGGGTAAGACAATTAATTATTATAAATTTTATAGTAAGAATTTAAATAAGGTTTGCGTAAAATGTCAAGACAAGGATATATTATCATTATCTAAACTTGATATAAAAAGTAGCAGGCAAAAATCTTTATTGTTTAACTATTTAATAAAAAATGGATTATATAAAACTACTTCATTTAAAAACACTGAATATTTTTATATCCCTTTCGCACAAGAGAACGGTGAGGTCGCTTTTGTAATAGATAACTTTGATGATTTGATACTTTGGATGTACTCTTATTTAGAACCATTAAAATATAAAAAATGTGAAGAATGTGGTAGATGGATAAAGAAAACAACTGGGTCAAAAAAATATTGTGCATCTTGTGCTAAGTATATATCAAATCAACAGAAAAAAATGCGAAAAGTTCAAAGTCCCGCAAACCCTTTAAAATAGGGAGTTTGTGAGGAAAAGAGAAAAAATACTTTATATGAAAAGAGAATAAAAGGAGAGATTTGATGAATCTTAATAAAGAAGATAGTGAAAACACGAATGAATATATATGGAGAATTTGTGATTATAAAAATAAAGGTTTACTAGATTTGAATTGGGATGAAATTGGTGAAATAATTAATAAAGAATTGTTTGGTCAAGATGTTGAATTATATAGAACTTCTAGTGCTTATAGAAAACCTTATCAATATGCGAGAGATTTCTATGATGATGTTTTTAAAAAAAAGATGCTAGATGATGATTATGATTTAACTAAAGATTTGGAAAACATTAAAAGGGAAATACAAAAAGAAAGAATTAAATTAAATACCGCAAAATTAGAATATAATAGAGATATAAGAAAACAATCAAGGTTTGAATTATTCTATGAAGACATTAAAAATGGTATTGAAAAATTAGAAGTTCCTAAATTTGAATATAATAATGATGTTGAACCAAGTGAATTAGAATATATATTGACTATTGCCGATATACATTGTGGAGCCCAATTTGAATGTGAAAATAATTATTATTCTTTAGAGGAATGTAAAGAAAGATTTAACATATTGTTTGATGAAACTGTTGCCTTTATAAAAAATAAAGGTTTAAAGAAAATACATGTATTAGAATTAGGAGATTCAATACAAAATATATTAAGATTAAATGATTTAAAAATAAATCAAACTAGCGTAGTTGAAGCGACCGTATATGTTGCTAAACTTATTTCTAGTTTTCTTAATGGATTATCTAAATATTGTGAAGTTATTTACTATCATTGTCCTACATCAAATCATAGCCAAATAAGATATTTAGATTCAAAAGCCAGTGAATTAGCAACAGAAGATATAGAATATATAATATGTAATTATATAAAAGATGTTCTTTCAGATAATGAAAGAGTTACAGTAAATAGTAATTTTGGTAAAGAATACATAGATTTTGAAATATTTAATTATAATATTATTGCTATGCACGGACATCAAATTAAGAATATAGAAAATTCTTTAAAAGATTTAACTCAATTAAGAAAGGTTTTTTATGATATTGTATTTTTGGCACATTACCATGCCGGCAAAAATATGACAGTAGGAGAAAACTTAACTTGTGATGCAGAGATAAATATTTGTCCTAGTTTTATAGGTAGCGACCCATATTCTAATAGATTATTAAAAGGAGCGAAAGCTGCTTGTAATATTTATGGAATTAGTAGATATGGTGCTCATACTGAAACTTATAAAATAATATTAAATTGATTTTCAATTAGTGCACAGAAATGTGGATTTTCGCCGAAAGGCGCGCCTCCCAGTGAGGCTTTTATTTTGGAAGAAAGGTGATTAGATGGCTGGATATAAAAACAAACCGGTTGGATTAAAAATGGTTTGTAAAAATGAGAAATGCTCAAAACTTGGAAGATTACAACCTGCTGCAAATTTTTATAAGATAAAAAATTCAGATACTCCATACTATCCTTATTGCAAGAGTTGTATTGAACAAAACATTGATGTCAATAATCTAAAAGAAGTTCAAGATTTCTTAAAAGAAATAGACAGACCATTTATTATGGATGTATGGGTAGCCGTATGTTCTGGCAGCAGTAAATTTATAGAAAATTATATGAAAAATATAACTTCTAAGGATTATAACAATTTGACTTGGAAAGATTCTGTATTTGAAAGAAGCCCAGAAAGGCCAAGAGAAGATAACACTCCAAAACCTGAACAAGCAAAATGGAACAATGAATGGCAAGGAGAATATACAGAAGAAGAAATAAAATATCTTAATGATTATATGGAGGGCTTAAAGAAAGATTTTGATATTTCTACGGTTAACCATATGGATTATGCTAAAGAAATAGCAAAGACATCTTTATTAAAAAGTAAAGCATATAGTATAATGCTTAAAGACCCTAGCGATGATAATATAAAAGCATACAAAGGTGTCGTTTCAATGTTTGACATTTTATCTAAATCTGCTCAATTTGCAGAAAGCCAAAGAGGTGCAAATGATGTAGGTCTAGGTAGCTTTGGTCAAATATTTGATGCTGTAGAAAAACACAACTGGGTTCCTACTTATGTCCCAGATGATAAAGATATGTACGATAAATTATTAGACCAATTTGCTAATATAGAAAAGAGTATATAATGGCAAGTTATAAAAATTTTAGTAAAAAAAGTAGGGCAATTAAAGAAGGGGCATATGACAACTTTGATAGTGCTTTAAGTTATGACCCAAAAAAACAGAAAAAAATAAATTATGAAGGATGGACAGAGTTCCTATCTTATTATAGATATTATGTAGATAAATTTGCAGTTGATATTTTAGGAATGGATAATTTATTCCCTTTTCAAAGATTGCTATTGCGTGCTATGGGAAGATATCCAAATATCATGCTTATTATGTGCAGAGGTTTGACTAAATCTTATATAGCAGCAATATTTATGGTTTGTATGGCCATACTATATCCTGGAATTAGTATAGGTATAGTTTCAGGCAACGGAAATCAGGCTCGTATGGTAGTAAAACAAAAAATAGAGGGCGAACTTATTAAATATGATAATGTAAAAAGAGAAATACAATTTCCAATAACAACGAGCCAAGATAATTGTATAGTTAATTTTAAAAATGGAAGTTCAATTCGGGCTATATCGCTTGGTAATAAAGGAAAAGGCGATAGCGCTCGTGGATGGCGTTTTCAATTAATATTAATAGATGAGGCTAGATTAGTTCGTTCAGATGTAATAAAAGATGTTCTTGAACCTATGACAAATACACCAAGACCAAATAATATTACTGCTAATCAAAAATATCCTGAATCTACTGTAGAAGAAAGTAAGATGATGTATATTTCATCTGCGTGGTTGAAGACATGTGATTTATATCAAAGATTCTTAACTTATTATAATTCTATGAAAAGTGGTAAGAATGGATATTTTGTCGCTAGCTTAGATTATAATGTTGGAATTGATGCAGGATTATGGACAAAAGAAAAAATGGAGGCAAAGAAAAATGACCCCAATGTTACATGGGATAGTTGGCTTTATGAATACTGCGGTGTTTTTGTTGGTAGCTCTAATGATTCTTATTATCCTTATGAAATAACAACAAAATGCAGAAATTTATATAACTGTGAATTATCTCAACCTAAAAATTGTAATTATGAATATATTATTACACACGATGTTGCCGTTTCAAGTAAAGCAGGCTCAGATAATGCCTGTACTCATGTAATTAAACTTATTCCTAAAAAAGATGGGAAATTTATTAAAGAAGTTGTTTTTACAAAAGTTATGAACGGTGCAACTCTTAGAGAACAAAAAGATTTTTTAAGGGAATTATTACATATAAAATTCCCAAATACTAGCAAATTAGTAATAGACGCACAAAGTGCCGGTGAAGGTTTACTTTCTTTACTTGCAGAGCCTTGGGTACATCAAGATTCTAAAGGTAATAAAACAGAATTCCCGCCACTGATATGCGATGATGACGATGAAACTCAGAAGATGATGCCTAGCGCTCTACCTATAATTAGAGGTATAAAGGCATATGCTGATTTCAACAATACATTTTATCCTTATATGAAAACTTGTTTTGAAGATGGGGATATAAGATTATTAGTTGATAGTCAGGAAGTTGATGAGAAATATAAAGATGGAAATTATAGTGCTGAGGAACAGGTTACTCATGTTGAACAAGACTTTTTAGTTCAAGAACTAAGTAATATTACTCAGAGATTTAATTCTAATGGAAATTTAATTTACGGTCGTATAGTTCAAAGAAACAAAAGAGACCGCGCAACAAGTTTAATGTATGGGCTTTCAGTTGTATATGAATATGAAAAAGAAGGTAAAGCCCAAAGATATAAACCAAAAAATAATGTTTTAGATTATTTATCAAAATATATATATTAGAGAGGAGGGTTCATTTTGGAGAAAGATAAGAAAGTGTTATTAACTGAAGAAGAAGTAGTAGATACATTAGAAGCATTGCAAAGAGCTTTTTCTATAGAAGAATTTGCAAAAGGATACAGAACTGGTGCCTACACTCCTTATATGCAGAATGACCTTATGAAAAATCTTAATATTCATACTCAAGAGCCAAATAAAGAAAATATTGAAAGTGCTTTGAAGAATCCTTCAGAAAATGAGGACAAGTTAGTAGAATATAATCAAGGTTATTATTTTAGCAGTTTAATGTATAAAAGAAATCATGAGTATTTGGCAAATTTACCATCATTTGATTTAGAGCTTACTTGTATAAATGCAACACCAAAAGATTATGAGACTACTAAATATAAAAATGATTATGAAGAAGTTAAAAAGTTTTTAGACCGTTTTGATTATAGGACAGAATTTAAATATGTATTGTGGAATTTATTGATGAGTGAAACATATTTTTGCATGTTTAGAGAATTTGATACAAAATCTACATTGCAAGATTTTCCTTGGAAATATGCCATGATAACAGGAAAGTTTGAATATGGATATTTATTTGATGTTGATATGGCTTGGTTTACACAACCTCAAGTAGATATTGATTGCTATCCTAAATTTTTCAAAAAGAAATATAAAGAAATGTTTATAGATGGTCAACAAAAAGATTATTTACCTAGTAGAAAATTAAATGCAAGAACAGGGAATTTTGGATTATGGACTCAAACATCTCCCGAAGATGGATGTTGGTGTTTCAAGTTTAATACTAAACATAATTTGCAAGTTCCTTTCTATAGTGCAATGTTACCAGAGATGGCAATAGTACCTTTAATGAGAAATTTGCAGGTCAACCAAAGTATGGCTGCTGCTAGAAAACTATTAGTCAGCGAAATACCTTATTTGCAAGACAAGCGTTCTTCAAGTGTTGCAAACCAATTAGCAATAGATGCTGATGTTTTAGGAAAATTCTTAGGATTAGCAACTCAAGGACTTGAGGCTGCAATTAAAGTATTAGCATTACCTACAGAGAATATTAAAGGTGTAGAATTTGAAAATACAGATAAAGACACATATAAAAATTTTATGGCAATAACGAGTTCATTATTAAGCGGAGGTAAGGTATTATTCTCTACAAGTAATGAAATGAATGTTTATGAAACACAACTAAGTTTAAACTTAGATGAGTTATTAGTTGAATCAGTATATCCACAATTTGCAAACTTCTTAAATTATTATGTAAATAAGAAAACTAAGAAGTTTAAGTGGGCATTTAGATTTGTTGGATGCGGAGATTTTGAAAGTAAAAAAAGACGCAGAGAAGAAGTTATGGCTTATGCTGATAAAGGTATAGTTTTACCTAATAAATTAGCAAGTTCTATTGGTCTTAATAAAATAGAACTAGAAAGAGAACTTGAGGAAGCAAAAGCTACAGGATTTACTGATAAATTAATGCAGATGATAAATTTAAATACATCAAGTAGTAAAACATCAAGTGGAAGGCCGGTTGGAAGACCGCCTAAAGAAACAAGTGAACTAACGAGCAGTGGATATATAACAAGAGCTGCCGGTTCAAATATTGAAAAAGGAGGTAGCATATAATGAATTATGAAAATAAAGATTTAGGAAATTTAGAATTATATTGCCCAGTTTGTGCAAAAGCTAAAGTTGGAACTAAATTAGATTCTTTATATTCTAGTCTTACAAAAGACACTCCTGAAGCATATAGCGGTGAATTATTAAGCGAAGAAGAAGTTAATCTTCTAAATAATATGTGCGGAGGAGCAAAAGAATTAAGTTTAGGAACCCTTATAAATGGAATGCTTAGCGCAAGTAAAGAAGGCAGTGAGGCTGAAGAAATAGATGATGAATTAGCTGAAAAAATAAATAAAGGAATGTGCGGCTTATTCTCAGAAGCAGCAATAGGAAGTAAATTCCAAGAAATGGTAGAAATAATAAATAGCATGGTTACTCCTGCAGAAGCAAACATATTATCTTATAGTATAAATGGTGCTAATGGTTACATAGATGGAGCAACTATTTATGTAATGACACCTACTGGAACTGATAAGAGTAGTCTTGTAGCCACATTCACTTTATCAAACGGAGCAACAGCAAAAGTTGGGAATGTTGAACAAGTTAGCGGAACAACTGTAAATGACTTTACTTCAACAGTAACATATACAATTACAGCTTCAGATGGAACTACAACTAAGAACTATATTATTGCTGTCGTAGATGCAGATGTAACATTAGAGGTTAATGCATTTACTCCTGGACAAGCAAATAGCTATACAGAAGAAGGAGCAGCAAATTATCTTGAATTCTTTAATGAATTTGTTTCTGCCAACGATGAATTTAATCTTTTAATTTCAACACCAACTGCAAAATATAATGCAAACGGAGTTAAAGCATCCGATAGCACTCTTGATTTTGAAATAGAAAATGATGATGGCACTTATTCTGGAGAATTTGGTATTAGCGAAGAAGGCAATCCATTTATTAATATAGTTTACGAGCCAGCACCATAGGAGGAAATAAATGGAAGGATTAATAAGTGAAAATATAAAACTATCTTTAGAAGAAGTGGTTTCTCATTGTTTCTATATTAATCGTATTGCAGACAGAATAGTAAGTATTCTCTCAGTTAAATTTGTAATGCCCAATTTAGCAAATCTATATCATCATGGATATGCTCATTGGGCTCCTGCTTACGCAGATAAAATTACAGAGTATATGGACGCAAGGGATTGCACTACTATATATGGAGAAACTCCAAAAGGCGACCAATCATATGAAAGTCCTTTGGAGTGTATAAATAAATCCTTAGAAATGAATTTGGATTTAGAAAAGAAATTAAAGAAATCTATTCTAACCGCAGAAAAAGAGAAAGATTATACTACTAAAGTATTTTTAGAAAATGCTTTATTGGATATTATTCCTATTACAAAAGATTTATTATTATTAGTTGATAAAATGGAACTTTATGGTGATACACCTAAAGATTGGATGAAAATTGACCATGATATAACTGATTTTAATATATTTGGTGGTGAATAATATGTTCATCAGCAATGTTAGTAAAATTGCACATAAAATTTATAGATGCAATAGTGAATTAGGAAATAAACTTATCAAATTAGGCGTTCCTTTATTGGGAAGAATAGATGATGATTTAGTTTTTGCAAATACTAAAAAATTAAAAGAAGCATTAAAAAAGATACAGGAGGAGAAATAATGGAAAACAAACCTTTTAAAGTATCTTTGTCTGTAGATGGATTAGAAGTTTCTGATGAGATATTAGATAATCATTTAGCAATTATAGAAGTATATGTTTGCCATGACGGGAATAATGCTCACAATTTACCTATAAAATTAGAAACTATTAAGGCAGCTCAAGAGTCATTAAAAAATAAACCTCTTGTAGCAGGATTTGATGGCTTTGATTTTGAAGGTCATGAAATTGATGAAGTTCTTATAGGATATTTCCCTGAAAGTTCAAACATGAGATATGTAGAAAAGAATGGCAAAACATATCTAGTTGCAGAAGCAATAATGCCTAAGCTATATGCTAAATGGGCGTATGAAATATTCCAAAGAGATAAAAATAAAAGCGTTTCTATGGAAATAGAGGTTTTAGAGTATCAAGAACTTGACGAGAACCTAACAGAAATTCAAAAATTTATTTTTAATGCAGTTACAGTATTAGGCGCAACTCATATGCCAGCATGTGAGGGTGCAAGTGCTACAATGATTAAATTTAGCAAAGAAAATGCTGAAGAAGTTTATGAGAAACATTTAACTTCACAAAATATTAAAAAGAAATATTTTGATGTAGATATACCTGTTGAATCAGATGAAACTACATATATGGAAAAAGATATAAAAATTAATAATAGTAAAGAGGCAGCTATAGAAAGTAATTCTTGGGATAACCCAGGAAAATCTTTATATGAGCCTTTATTAAAAGCAACAAATAAGAAATCTCTTGTAAAAGAGGCTTATTTAATTGTTGAGGATGGCTATGAGGATGCTCCTAGTGAACATTTGAAATATCCTCATCACAGTTTAAAAGGGTCAGAATTAGTGTTGAATGTCAAAGGTGTAATTGCCGCTTTTCAAAGGGCATCACAAGAAGGAATAGTTTCTGGAGATGTGAAAGAGCATTTACTTAGACATTACAGAGAACTTGGACTTTCAACTGAAAATTTTGAAATAAATGAAGAAGGAGGTAAATCTATGCCAGAGGAAGAAAAAATAGAAGAAAAGGCTGAAGTAAAGGAAATTCTTGAAGGCGAAGAAATCGTTAATAAAGAAGAAGTCTATGATGAAAAAATAAAAGATGCAGCTTTTGATTCTGAAAAAGAAGACGAGAAGTCTGACAGAGATGATGCCAAAGAAGAAGCAAAAAAAGAGGAAGAAGACGAGCGCTCTGAAATAGACGACTATAAAGAAGAAGAAAAGGGCGAAGAAATGGAAGCTGATTCTGAGGAAAAAGAACCTGAAAAAGACTTTGACGAGAAAGACGCAAGAATTAAAGAATTAGAAGATGAAAATTGCGCTCTTAAAGAAAGACTTTGCAAATATGAAGAAGAAGATAAAGCTAGAATGGTTGAGGCTTCTTTAGCAAATGTTTTTGAACTAATGAGTCAAGAAGAAATTTCTAATTTAAGAGAAGAAGCAAAAAATTATTCTCTTGATGAAATGAGTGCTTTTGACAATAAAGTAAAAGCAGCAGCTTTTGAAAAGATTGCAGAAGCAAAAGAAGGAGAAAAACCTTCATACACAAAAATGGCTATTACCGATAGTGTTGACAAAAAAGCTAACGGTTTATGGTAAAAAAATATATAAAGAGGAGGAAACAGAATGAACGCAGTTTTAGAACAAACATTAACTGCTGCTAAAAATGTAGATATCTACAATGGTAGTTTTATCTATGCAGATGCAGATTTAAACAATGGCAGCGTTTTTGCTAAAGGTGAAGAAGTATCTGAACAAGTTTATGGAATTGAACTACCAGATACAGGCAGCCTAAATAACTTATGGATGGCTAGTAGCCCAGTTGACACAATCTTAACTGATGCTATCGGAAATCAATACAAACCAGGAATCTTAGACCCAAGAGCATTTACAAATCCAGCAGGATTAGTATTTAGTGCTTTCAAACCACAAGTAGGAGATATAATCACTATAAGTGAAGATGGAATTAGTGGAGATTTCGCTGAAGGAACTACAAAATTTGTTAATGCTGTTGCTGGTGAAAGTAAATTAGCTTTCGGTGCAACTCAAACAGAAGATGCATTAAGTTTCAAAATTATAAAACCAACATACATTTCAGTTGCAAGCGCTAACGCTATTGGTTCTCAAAGAATAGTTGCTTACAAATTAGAATGTGTTGCTAACTAATTAATTAATAATAAAAAAAATAATAAGAAGGAGGAAAATTAGATGAACAAATTACCTAACGCAATTATGAATTTCAGCGATGAATCAAGAAGAAATTCATATGCACAAATTAAAGAATATTTCGATTGCTACAAAAACGGTAAAAGTGCTAATTCAAAAGGTGTAAGTTTCGCTGAAATGGATAATGCCGTTCTTAAATTCTTCACAGAAGAAATCGAAAGAATGTCTGGTAGAAAAATAGACCCAGAAATGGATTTAAAACAATACTGCATGTTCACTGATGTAAAAGAAAGCGCATTCGCTATCGTAAGCGTTATGACAGACTTAGTTCTTGCTGATACTTTATATAAAGATTTAGGAACAATTGCAGAAATCAAAAACGGAGCATGGGGAGACAGCTTAAAAGTTGATATGAGACCTCGTGACTTATTCGTTGTTGCTAAAGGTGGTAGAGCAAGAAGAACTTACGACCTTGTAAGACAATATAAAGGAGAAAAAACTATCGTTCCAGAAGTACATGCAATTTCTGTTGATATTTCATTATATGAAGTTTTAAAAGGAACTTACAGCCTAGCTGAATTCATGGCTAAAGTTGTTCTTTCAGTTGAAACTCAAATGAGATATGATATCTATGATGCTTTCGCAGCAGCTATGGATAGCCTACCTACAACTGCAGGTGCTGGACAATTAAAAGTTACTGGATTCTCTCAAGAATCTGCAATAGCTTTAGCACAAAAAGTTGAAGCATGGAATGGTGGAAAGAAAGCTATATTCCTAGGAACTAAATTAGCTCTAAGTAAAATATTACCAGCATCAACTAATACTCGTATTCTTTTAGGAGACGAATATGTAAAAGTTGGTTATTTAAGAGATTTCTTTGGAATTTCTTGTGTTGAATTAGAACAAATCGCTGACTACACAACTGAATTTGCAGTTAAATTAGCAGACGACAAAATCTATGTTCTTTCACCAGGAACTGATAAAGTAGTTAAAGTATTCGTTGAAGGTTCTACATTATCAAATGTTGATGGAACTTATGAAAACGCTAACTTACTACAAACAGCAACTTTATATAAATCTTATGGAGTTGGTGTTGCAACAACTGCTTTAGTTGGTGAAATTGATTTAGCTGAATAGTTAAATAAAAAAATAGGGTTAATTCCCTATTCCGAGAATCTTATCTGTTTTAAGGTTTTTAGAATAGGGAATAAGCCGAGAGAAAAAAGGAGAGTTTGAAAGAAATGGCAACAAATACAGATGAAATTAAAAAAGTAAAAAAACAAGTTAAAGAATTGACAGAATTAGTTGCTTCTTTAACTAAAATAATAGAAGAAAAAGATAAAGAAATAGAAGTAAGAAATAAAGACACAGATAGGGATGTTCTTTTCATATCACTATGCATTGGAACTTTAAATTTATCTACTGCTAGAAATGGTGGAGGAGATATTTACACATTCCATGAATTTGGAGAAGAACAAATGATTCCTTACTCTGATGCCAAAAATATTATCAAAAATAACAAATCATTTATTAAAGGCGGTAAAGTCTTTATTGACGATGAAGATTTAATTAAAAATGAGAGATTAACTAAAGATTATGAAAATATTTTAAGTTATAAGAAACTTTTAGATTTATTTAATGTTGATGCACAAACTTTTGAAAAAATATTTAGTAGTATTCCGAAAGGACAAAAAGAATCTTTTAAAGATATTTTATCTCAAAAAATAATTAAAGGTGAAAAAGTAGATAGAAACTTAATTTATATAGTTAATCAAGAAATGAATACTAATATAGAGGAAAAAATAGAAAACGGTAAAAATTTAATGGAGTAAGGGAGGAGGTAAGATATGAATACAACTTATGATGAGATTATAGACCTTGCTTTAATAACTATCGAAGATTATAAGTTAAATATGCTCGCAAATAAAGTTGTGGATGAAACTAATTATGACTTAATAATTAGCAGTCCTACATATGAAGATTATCAAAACTCTTGCTTACAAAACAACCCCGTTATAGACCCAATTACAAAACCTGAATTTAATAAAATTAGAGAAGCAGAATATGATTCTTATGAAGATTATGTAAGTGAATCTATGAATACATTCAAGACTATAATGGATGGATTTATGGTAAGAGGACTTCCTAATTTCGATAATTGCTTAAAAGACCTTTCTGACAGAAATGATGAATTGCGTCAATTTAATTTTATTTTAACAGATAGAGAAAAAGAAATTATAGCGGATTATACTGATATAATGTGGTTGGATAAAGAAATTAATGATACTAGGCAAATAACAGCTATGTTGCAAAATAAAAATGAGGCTCATAGATATTCAGAAGCAAATAATCTAAATGCTAAGAGAGAACGCCGCATACAAATGAATGAAGATGTGTCTTATAAGAAAACAAGTTATGGCCTAAGAAATAATAATTGGAAAGAATGGGCGAACAATAATTATGGGCTATAATTTTGAATTAGGCGACACGGCGATAAATGAATCCTTAAAAATATTAAGAAATCAGTGTTGGAAACTTTTGCCTATTTTTGAAGGCAGAGATATTAATAATGAGATTATTTATTCTACTGATGAGGCTTATGATAATTATCAAAAGCATCTAACCTTTTTAATAACTAAGGTTTCTGGTGCAAGTAAAATTTGGATAGATAATCAATATTATT